AGCCACCGTGTCGTTGTTGAACTCACGGAACTGTGCCTTACCCTCGTCAGTGTCGAGGTTCACCATCATCTTGGGAATCACATACACCCGATCACGGCATGCTGCTTGGATCATTGGCATCATGCCCACCAACACTTCGTGCCTGTCCACCTGTTTGAGCACGCTCTCACCTGCTCGGAAATCTGTGAGCGGAATGATGTCAAACAGTGCAAGCTTAGCATCTGAGGTATCCACATCATCCTTGCGGTTCAGCTGCTTCATCAGATCTTGGAAGCTGCGGCTGATCATCTCACCGTCCAGCACTATGCTCTGCTTGAGATCAGGGATCAGCTTGGCTAGATCACCGGTGATGTTGCTGAATCTGTCGTTGCGGCGACCATCACGCGAATACTGCGTCACGGTCTTGTTGTCCACATCAAGGATGGTGAGGATTCTCACACCATCCAGCTTGACATCCAGATACTTGTAACCAACCATCTTCTTGGGGTGATCATCACCGTTCTTGGCCAGCTGGCAGCTAAACACAGCAATCTGATAGTCTAGCGCTGCACCGCCAATGTCAGCCAGCACCTTGTTGATAGTAGCATCAGTGATGCCACACTTGAGATCTTTCAGCAGGATTCGGCGATACCAACCGTTCCAATCTGCTGCGCTGGCAGTGTCACTGGCAGCAGTGATAACATCGCGAGCATAGTTTCCTGTGATCTCTCGGCGCTGCAGTTTGAGCAGCATGTCACGGAACTTGTCCCAGGTTAGCGTGGCTTTAAAACCTTCTGGATCGTTTGCATCTTCTAACAGAGGCGCCTTGTTAATATTGAAAACAACCATGGCATCATAGGCCAGCTTTGCACCCTCAAAGAACTCGGTACAGCCTGCGGCCCAAGCATCACGTAGGATCCGTTCCTTATCCAAACGACCCGAGTTTGCTTCTAGCTGTGCGACCACTTCATTGGGCTTCATGCTGATCTCCTAATGTTTTCTCACATACAGTAGCACAAATAGCAGGGCTGTCAACCAGTAAATTCAGCCAATATCCTGCTGAAATCGCTGATAAATTTTTGCGAAATTAGAAGAGATCCACGATCTCCCAGGGCAGTCCGGCCTTGCCAAAATGTCCATAGTTGGTTGTGCTGCTGTAGATCGGGCGGAACAGATTGAATCGGTTGATGATGCCCAGTGGTGTGAGATCAACATTGTCCTTGATCCATGCTGTGAGTGCACGGCTGTCACCATTGCTCTCCACATAGAAACTCATGGGCTGAGCCAGACCGATGGCATAGCTGATTTGCACGGTGGCCCAATCGGCACGCCCGCTGGCCACGATGTTCTTGGCGAGATAACGCATCATATATGCAGCAGACCTATCAACCTTGGTTGGGTCTTTGCCACTAAATGCACCGCCACCGTGCGGCGCACTACCGCCGTAGGTATCAACAATGATCTTGCGACCAGTCAGACCAGTATCGCCATCTGGACCACCAATAACAAAACGTCCAGTGGGATTGATATGGAATTCTGTGCCTGTGTCAACCAAACGATCAGGCAGCACACTGCGTATAAGTTGTTCTACTCGTGTACGAACGGTGTAAATGTCTGTGCCTTCACTGTGTTGGGTAGAGCAAACTACCTTGTCAATACGAAATGGTTTGCTATCATCGTTGTACTCGACAGTGATCTGACTCTTGGCATCTGGTCCAAGCCAATCACTACCACTCTTGCGATGTTCCGTCAGTTTTTTGACAACTTCGTGACTGTAATGGATAGCACTGGGCATGAAATTATCTGTCTCATTGGTAGCATAACCAAACATCAAGCCTTGATCGCCAGCGCCAAACGTATCGGTACCTAGCGCAATGTCAGCACTTTGTCCATGCATTAGATTGAGGATTTCCACTGTGCGCCAACTAAAACCACTTTGTTCGTAGCCAATATCACGAATGGTATTGATCACAGTTGCCTCAACCACATGGCGGTCAAGTTCACCTTTATATTCACCTGCAACAACTACCTTATTGGTAGTGACAAGTGTCTCGCAAGCACAGCGATAGGATTTATCTTGCGGTGCCATCATCAAATCCAGAACCGCATCACTGATTGCATCTGCTACCTTGTCTGGATGACCTTCTGATACGGATTCGCTGGTGAATAGATAGGACATGCTGTATAGCTCCTGTTGTGTGTCACAAGTATTATGTGACATGCCAACTAAAGCAATTACCATGTAAAACTTTGCAAGAATTCTTTATTCATGGATGGCACCACGAGTAAATTTACAAAAATATGCTGTTGAAATAATTGATTTTTTATGGCTTGATCACGTACCATATATTGGCTCGCAGGAATAATGTGACACCCAGCTGCTCTGCCAATCTATCTGCTTCGCCCTTAACATCTATCCAGGTATTGCTGGTGTAGTCATGTCCTGCGATGATGCCTCCGCTCTTGACTTTGGGCACCCAGAATGCTAGATTATCTCTGAGCTGTGGATTTTCATGTGCGCTGTCCTCAAAAATAAAGTCCACGGGTTCGGTCCACCAGCCCAGATCGTATGGACTATCAAACGCCAGCAATCTTGCTGCCGGATAGGGTTTCAAAATCTGCTTCGCATAGTCAAAGGTGCGAGCATGTTCATCTATACCATGCTGCTGCCTTATCCAGCTCAGTGCCCATTCGCTGCAATCATCTCCGTATTTCCAACCATTGTCAATGCAGTACAATCGCTTGATTCTGGGAGCATTCTGCATGATGCTGAGTGCGCTGCCGCCCAGCCGCGAGCCGATCTCTACTGCTATAGCATTCGCTGGCAGCTGCTGTGCCAAGCTGATCAGAGCATCTTGATCGTTATCCCAGAGCATGCTGGGATATCGCGAGTTGCCAACTGGTTTTCTTTCATAGCTTATTGGTTCTGGCATGGGAGGAACACCGCTGACGCAGTGCTGCAGATCTAGCCTGCCTTCCAGCACGTCCACAGCCACAGCATACGGGATCTCTAGCTGCGAAATGCTGGGATCGTATGATGTATCTATGCGAGCAAATCCAACTTCTAACACAGTGCCATTGGTGTGCAAGGTAGCCCAGGCTGTTGATCCGCCTGGTAGCTGAGGTTGCACGGGTGCTGCTGCAGGCAGCGTGTTAATGGCCACACTGAGGCAGTGCTGCAGATCTATGTTGCCATTGCGCACAGCAAACGCTATATCGTCAGGTATCTCTACCTGTGTGATGTTCTTGCTTACTAGATGTTCTGTCTTGTTAAATCCAACTGCCAGCACAGTACCGTCAGTGAGCAATGTCACCCATGCCATGGTAATATCCCCTGTTTATCAATGTCGGCTGCAGTAGGGAACAGCACCGTGGTCACGAACTGCTCGGCTAATTCATCGCCCAGGAGGTTCTTTATTGCTCGCAGGGTGTGTTCATTCTTGCGCTGTTGCATGCAGTAATTATCCTGCGCTGCTACTATAGATTCCTGCTGTGGGCCACTGTCAAATCTCATCAATCCTTGCAGATAGCCAGCTAGGCATCTCACAGCAACATCACCAATCTCTGGCAGCTGCTCTGGCGTGGGTCGACAGGCAACCCAGTGCTCGCTGAATATATCGCCCCACTCTGGACGATCTCTGTTAACCAAGCCAGCAATGGTGTTGAAAGGTACTGTGGGCTGCACCGTGGGGCTGAGGTCCCAGAACAACCCGGTTATCTTGCTTTCTCCCGCTATGGCATCGAATCCAAATATTGGACTGGGATCGTTGTATGCAGGAAAGACACAGCAGTGGACTACCATGAACCGATCACGGTTGAATATCTCTACATGCGCCATGCGGAACGTGGAATGCGACCAACGATGGTTAAGCCATCCGTAATCTTTGGTTGGAATGGGCACACATTGTTTTAATTCTGTTATGGTTGCACAGAAGCGCTGTGCAAGTTCATCCAAATAGGTTATACAGTTCATCGTATACCTTTATGGTCCATTCAAACGCTGTGTTGGCTTCTGCGGCACTGACATTGCCAAGGTTGGCTCTCACGTAGTCTATGCAGCCCTGTAGGTCATTGAACAGCAGATGCGTGTGCTGTCCAGGCAGTCGCCTGCCAATCAGCTGCCCGCCATGCATGTTGCCTAGATAGTGCACATAGATGTGAGCCCAGCGAGCATCATCATCCAGTGTCTCGAGGTAGCGTGTGTAGTACACTGTGCTCAGCGTGAGACCGTGTGTGGTGCCACCTAGCGCATCCAGATCAGCCTGTACCAAGCTGGCACGCAGCACTTCTGGTTTGGCGATCAAACCTGTGCGTTCCAGTTCAGTGTAGATTGGCAGCATGTTGTACAGCATGGCAGCATATTGTTCGATGCGCATGTCGCCGCCGATCATCATCTGTGACCAGCGAGTCTTTTCTGCAGCTTGGTGATTGTCTCTGACTGCTTCTCTGAGATCCATGATTACCTCCGCGTGATCTGGAGGTCCAATCCTTCCAGCACACTCAACAGTGTATGGAATCTCTCACGTTCTGTCACTCTGTATGATTCTGGGAGGTTCTCCCAGGGCTGCAGCATGGGATGCTTGCGGTTCTTGCCGTCCAGCTTGTGAGCAAAGCTCCAGCCCTCGTTGACCTTGGCAGCATGCCATGTGTTGTGGTACTGCTTGGCAGCTGCTTCTGCGATCTCAGCCAGCAAATCTGCCTGCTGTGTTTCAACTCTGCTCTCTGCCACAGCTCGCTGTGTCCAGTTGATCACAAAGTCGCCATCTGGGTAAGCATCGCTCCAACCCTGTGCTATGGCATCTGCTTCTGATTCTTCCAGATCGCGTCCCAGTGGCACTATGTAGTGATAACCAGTGCTGCCGTGCTCACACCATAGCTTGCTGTACATACTCTCACGTCCATTCATCAGCTGAGCTGCAGTTGTTATGCCAGGCGGGCCGTGATCGCGAACCGTGCGTGCCCAGAGTCCTGCTGTGCCCTTGGGCAAGCGTGCTGCGGTCTTGACTTCTATGCTGTGTTTGGCTGTGTGACGCATGTGATATTTATGGTCTGCGGTACCACATATTGGCAAGGTAAATATTTGTTCATATACTGTTCATATAAGGGAGGCAAGAATGCAGCATAAGATATCAGATCTCACACGCAAGATCAGTGTGATGTACGACCTCAGCCTCAGACTGCACAGGCTCAAGTACGACACGCCTGCGCATGCGCAGGATCACCTATTGATCAATAATCTAGTGGCTGACATACAGGCCATGGCTGGTGACATCTATAATGATCGCAGCCCTTACCCGCGCCACATAGACGTTGATTTTGAAACGTCTGCAGTCTGAGTGCGCCTTGGTAATTTTGTTATGATTTTGTCATGGTTGAGCAATTAAATAGTCACATGAACGACAGTAATGCCAACGTAGCCGTGTCAAGTGTATCTGTGGACGTGGAACAGATGACAGCCGCTGACCAAACCAGGTTGATGTTGCTGTTGCTTGATGACCTGCTGTGATGGAGAATAAATATCGCCATGGGATTCGGATTTAGGATAGCACTGCTCAACCTCATACTGCTGCTGTGTAGCCTTGGTGCCTTCTATTGGTATTACAACGATGTACAAGCCAGGGTACAGGGACTGATGGATGAGAAAGCCAGGCTTACCGTACAGGTAGCCGAGCAGAAGCAGGCCATAGACACCCTGCAGGCACATGCAGCTGCACAAGCACAGCAGGTAACTGAACTACAGCAAGGTCTCAACGAAGCCACGCAGGCACGCAGGGATCTGGAGAACAAGTTCAACAACCGCGACATTGCACAGTGGGGTAGACAGGATGCCCAGCAGCTGGAAGATCACATGAACACAGCCACTCAGCGAGTGTTCCAAGATCTCGAGACTACCACTGGTGCAAAGCCTAGTAATAAACCGCTGCCTGCACCCAGCAAGGCGCAGGTCAAGAACGCACCAAAGAAACCGGGCACAGTAGAGCCCTTCAAGCAATTGGATGGAGTCAATGCTCAATAAGCTATCATTACTGATACTCGCAGCTCTGCCACTGGCTGCTTGCCAAACAACCACAGTGGAAACCAAACCCGTGCAGCTGACCATCATACAGCCTGTAGATCCTCAGCCAGTTGATCTGCTCAACGTGCATGTGAACGTGGTTACCAAGGGCAATGTCAATGATTTCATTGCCAAGGCTGCCACGGATCAAGGCACAGATAATCCAGTGTTCGTGGTGTTGGGTACCAAGGATTATCAAGCGCTTAGCTTGAACATTGCTGAACTCAAACGTTACATAGAGCAGGAACAAAAAATCATAGCGTACTACCGCAAGGCTACTGCCCAGGCTGCACCTGCTAATTAAACGAAAATATAAATATCTCCGTAATAGCACGGAGCAACTTGATGATCAAGAGACTGGGTCCAGATGATGAGGCCACGGCTGCCAAACAACCCAAGGCTATAGATGGCCTGCAGTTTGATAGCGATGACGATGGTAGCGATGATAACTTTGCTAACATCGGAGGCACAACTGCGCCGTCTGCTGCACCGTCTAGTAACACTGCAACCACAACCAATACCAGCACTAACATAACCATCAACACTGCCCCAGCCACAGCAGCACCAGGTATGGTCCCAGGCATGTCTCAACCCGGAATGGTCGGCGGCACTGCGCAACCAGGCATGGTAGGTGGCATGACCCCTGGTATCAGCGGAATGGCTCAGCCTGGCATGATGGGCAGTATGAGCATGACAGCTGCACCTCCTCCGCCCCTGGCGCCGGCGGCTGCTCCTGGTACGCAAGCATTCGGTGGTGCGACAGCAGCAGGTGGGTCAGTCACAGCCAGCACAGAGTACGAGATAGCAGGACCGATCACCAATGCCATTGGCGCCAGTGATCTCGGTGCTATAGCAGATGTTGACAAGCACATAGTGCATCGCAAGATGCTGCTGGAAGAAGCCCGCTTCCAGTTAGAAGAAGAACGTGAACGCCATCGCATGAAGATGGAGTTACGCAAGGAGCAGTTCCGCGAAGACGAACTGCGCCGAGACGAGGACAAGGAAGACAAGAAACAGGGTGAGCATTGGATGAAAGCCTATTGGCGCCCTGCCATG